CCAACAAACTGAAGAAACCAAATGGCAGTATTGTCAGACCATCCAAGGTCAAAGATCATGTGAACTGGCTTGGTAGCATCATACGGAACTCTTGTAATACGTCCGTCCAACTCAGCCATTTGTATCTCTTTCTGGAATATCGCACCATCCACAGTCTTACGGCATAGACCCTCCCAAACTGTGTTGTATGCCTCAACATCTCGTGCTTTAAGCTGGTCTTTCTCATCCTTCAGCGTTTGCGGAAACCAAGGGTTATCAGACCAGTTGATTTTTGTAACCACAGAATTGGGCGGAGGATTTAGCACAAACCTTACGTAAGTTTCGTCTGTCTCTAACTCAGGGTTAAAAGAAATCCATATCTCTGAGTTTTCTTTACGAATCGTAGGAATTAAAACATCCCATGACATTCTGCTAACACTTTGCGCCTCTTCTACCCAACAAATGTCAGCACCCTCGTGCGACTTTACGTTGGCAATATTGTTCTTTAGACCGACAAAGTTAAACTCTGTGCCGTTTTTGCCTCGAATTGTGTTTTGTGTGATTTCGTAAAATCCGTCCAGTTTCAGCGCCATAACCTGATCGGACAGTAATTTGTGTACAGAATCCTTCATAGAGGTCATGTACTCACGAGCGCAAAGCACTCTCAATGTCTTTTGTGCGCCTTTAATTAGTAATGCTCTAGCAACTCCCCAAGACTTAGCGCCTCCTCGTCCTCCGTATAAAACCCTATATCGTGAATACTCAGGGTTAAATAAACATTGCAGCTTCTGGGGAAACTCTGCATCAACTTTCATCTGGCTTGACGAAGTTAACAGCTATGTTAGTGACCAATGGCGCTCCATCAGCCCCAGTTATTTCTTGTTTTACGCTTTCTCTGTACTTCTTCGGGAATCTCGCTGCCATTGACCTAGACCAAATTGATGCGTTTAGCCTGTCGCTTTCTTTGTTCTCAACCATGTGAGTTTGAGCTATTGTCTCCCACCACTCTAACTCGTATTGCTGTGCAAGTTCCAAGGCATGTAAAAATTCTGGATATTGATCTCTCCAGTTATATAAAGTTTTAGTTCCTACACCCAAAGTACAACCAATGGATTCAATTGACTTGCCCAGACGACCTTGCTCGATAGCTATCTGACAATAGCTTGGATCGTATTTACTTGGTCTTCCTACTGGGCGAGTTTCCATGATTATTCTTTTGGTTCTACGTCTGTAGGTTGGTTAGCTGGGTTCTCAGGATGAGCGTCAAATTGCTTTTTGCCCTCTACGTTGAGCTTGTTGTGCAGATCGACTACCAACTCCATCGGGAGCTTTCTGAGTCCAGCGAGGATAAGTTCTAGTTCTTGTACTGTGTGTGAGAAGTCTAATTTAATCATTTTTTACCTTGTGCGTGTTTTCGACCTGGGCCTTTTTTTGTTGAATGTGGGTTTGCGCCTGATTGCCACTTCATAAATAGGTGTTCATCTACACCCATTGCAATCAGTAAATGGACGGCTAAACTGGCTTTCATTTCTTTTTAGCTTTCTTTTCTGCTTCACGCTTTACATTCAGCGCAATCGCAACCGCTTGTTTTTGTGGTTTACCAGCCTTGATTTCAGCTTCTATGTTTTTACCAACATTTTTCTCTAATTTTGACTTAATTAGTGGCATATTCTTCCTTTCTTTTAGATTTACTCATTTTTTGTCTTGTTTCATCACTTATTGGATTTAATTCAAATCTCTTTTTTTGCGATTCTCTCATTTTTTGTCGTGTTTCTTCTGAAACTTCACGACCTTTCATTTTTTCCCTCATGTAATCTTTATGTTCTTGGGTATGATTTTTACCAGCAAAAGTACATTTTTCAATCATTTTTTGAGTTCTAATACGTTTTTTATTAGATTCTCGTACAGCATCTTTTACATGATCTGGTAATTTTATGCCTTTTGCATATTTATTACCTATCATTGCTTTTGATTTATTCTTTCTAGCAATTTCATATAACCTTGAATTAAAATATGCTTCCCTGCCTTTCATAATAATAAATGCACTCCACATTTGATTATTATCATAAATATGCGCTAACAAAGCATGAGCAATAAAATGCTCTCTAGCCGTCAAAAATACCAAATTATCTAAATTATCAGAACCACCCATACTTTTTGGCAAAATATGGTGAAGCTCTTGATATTGATTTAATTTTTCTCTATTTTTAGCTTTATTTATTAAAGCCTCATACATTTTTTGGTGATTCATCAGGTTCTTCTACAAAACATACGTCTTGCCATGATAGCACAAGGAACTTCTCGTCCCCGTCCTTAAAGTCATGGTATTTTAAATATTCGTCTTTGTAGTCTTTGGCTAGTGTACCAAACCAAATCTTGTCACCGACCTTAAGGCCTTCGTCCGCTGCCTCGTCCCCTACTGCGACTACATAACCGCAAGTATCCGCTTCTGCGGTTTGTATATACAAAGTCGATACGATTCTTGGTATGGGTTTGACAATGATCTTGTCTCGGATTGGCTTCATGGTATTTGCCTCCGACTAAGTTTGTTGTTTTTTGGCTTCAAAACTTCTCTAGCTTCTGCTACATCAGCAGAAAAATCCCCAACCACTTGGGTCGGGGCTAAAGTCGCTTTTTCGGCAACTGCAACTCTGTCAAACTTGAACTTGAATTCACCGCACCATTCGTTCGGGCTTCTGTTCTGATAAGTTGGAAATCTTTTACATTGCCCCAACTGCATATTATTTTGTAGATCAAAAAACCTACATAAACTACAATCTTCTTTATCCAATTTAAGTCTCCTTACTTACTTTGGCTAGAAACCCCACGCATCGACACAATGTTGTGGGGTTTCGCTATTTTACATCGAATCTTGAACGTGTGGCACACGCTTGTGATCGTAACAGTTGTGCTCTTTAGAGCCTGTGTTCATCTCACCAACGTAAGCATCGTTTTTACCCATGTGGGCGCTAGAACGCATACCAAGTCCATCAGCTTTACCAAGACCTACGCCACCAGCTAGAACAGCTCTACGCTCTCCAGATGTGTCGCTAGATGTTGCGCCTTTTGGAGCTTTAGCACCAGTAACGCTAGGTACACCCTTCATGCTGTTTGGGCCTTTCTCACTACCCATCTTCTCGCCTGTGCGATCAGAAGCGGTAACGCCTTTCGGCTCTTTTTCTTTACCGTAGTATCCCATTTTGTTTCCTTAATAAAAAATTGGAATCTTTATTTTCGCATTATAACTTTGTTTGTCAAGTGGTTTGAATTGTAACAAATTAATGTTATAAACGACAGTTAATTCTTTACTTCAAGTTTATATGATAAAACATACTGACGAAGAGATTCTCGAAGCATTTCAAAAACATGGAAGTGCTAAAGCAGCAGCAAGGTTTCTTAAGGTAGATTTAAGAAATCTAGTCAGAAGAAAACAAAGAATGGAAGAAAAGGGTTTTGTAATCCCAACTGGTCATGTGGATTATCATAAGATAGAAAGAAAGATAGACCTTGGCATACTCAACGGATCAGTCGTAGTATTCTCAGATGCACATTTTTGGCCTGGCATCCGTACTACGGCATTTAAAGGTTTACTATGGGCAATATCCACATTAGCACCCAAGGCAGTTATAGCCAACGGAGACATATTTGACGGAGCTTCCATTTCCCGCCACGCTAGGATTGGCTGGGACAAAGCACCAAGCGTAATTGAAGAGCTAAAGGCTTGTCAGGCTTGTATGTCAGAGATTGAAGAAGTAGCAAAAGCTGCAAGACATAACGTAAAACTAGTCTGGCCTTTAGGCAACCATGATGCTAGATTTGAAACTTATCTTGCTGCCAACGCACCTCAGTTTGAGCATACCGCAGGATTTAAGTTGTCAGATCATTTCAACCTGTGGCAGAAGTGTTGGTCAGTATGGTTAAATGAGTCTGTAATCGTTAAACACCGCAACAAGGGAGGTTTACACGCCACCCACAATAATACGGCTCAATCGGGTGTTTCTATGGTTACAGGACATCTACACTCACTCAAAGTAACTCCATATGTTGATTACAACGGAGTACGTTATGGAGT